AATCAAAATTACCTATAACAAGAGATAATGGCTGGAATGAGGAAAGTCGAAAGGTTGAGGAAAAAATACAACAGGCAAAATTTAGACAACGATAGGTAACCAACAAGGGTAGCAGAAATGTTACCCTTTTTTTATTTAACAAAATAGAAGTACTTTTATTGTATATATATGATAGTTTTACAAAGTTCAGGTAGTAGCCAAACATTTAGTTTTATTCCAAGAACATACACTTCAGGAAACACTTATACAATTAAGATAAACAACGAAAGCACAAACAAAGAAGTGTTTAGTCAAACATCTACAAGTTTTACAGAAGTAAATTACTATTACCAGTACAGCAATACTTTTACTTTAGTAGAAGATACTTTTTATACTTTAGAAATTACAGAAGGTAGTACACTAATTTTTAGAGATAAAATATTTTGCACTAATCAAACAGTAGCAGATTTTACAATAAATCAAAACCAGTACACTACCAACACAACAACTAACGAATTTGTATTTATATAAACATGGATAACATACACATAGTAAACTTATCGACCTACAACAAACCTAAAGTAGTAGAAGATAAAAGAAAAGAATGGGTAGCTTATGGTGATGATAACAATTACTACAAATACCTTATAGACCTTTTTACAAGTTCTACAACAAACAATGCAGTAATAAATGGTATAAGTAATATGATTTATGGCAAGGGTTTAGATGCACTTGATAGTAATACAAAAACAGATGAATATGCAGCACTTAAAAGTATATTTAACAATGAGTGCTTAAAGAAAATTGCACTTGATCTTAAACTACTTGGTGAAGCATGTTTTCAAGTTTTATACCAAAATGGTAAAGTAATAAAAGCTGAACATTTTCCAAGACAAACTTTAAGACCTGAAAAGATGAATGAAGAAGGTGATATAGAAGCATACTATTATGCACCTGATTGGGAGAAGGTAAAACAAAATACCAAACTAAAAAAAATTGCAAACTTTGGTTATGGTAATGGTACTGAACCTGAAATTAAAGTAGTTAAAAAATATGTATCAGGTTATGATTATATATGTCCAGTAGATTATCAAGGTGCATTGGCTTACTGTGAATTAGAAAGTGAAATATCTGATTTCCTTATAAATGATGTACAATGTAATTTTAGTGGTACTAAAGTAGTAAACTTTAACAATGGTGTGCCTGATAGGGAAAAACAGCTACAGATTAAAAGTGAGGTTATGGCTAAACTTACAGGTAGTAGGGGTGAAAAAGTTATAGTAGCATTTAACAACAATGCAGAAAGTAAAACTACTGTAGATGATATACCTTTAGATGATGCACCTGCACACTATGAATATTTAGCTAATGAATGTATTAGAAAAATACTTATGGGGCATAGGGTTACAAGCCCATTACTATTAGGTGTAAGAGATGGTAATAGTGGTTTAGGTAATAATGCAGATGAAATTAAAACTGCAAGTTTATTGTTTAACAACATAACTATTAAACCTTATCAAGACCAAATAATAGAATGTGTAAACCACATATTAGCAGTAAATGAAATAAGTTTAAAACTTTACTTTAGAACCTTGCAACCTTTAGAATTTATTGATACAGATAATGCAGTAACACAAGAAGCTAAAGAAGAAGAAACTGGTGTAAAGTTAGCCAGTCAAGTAGTAAATAAAGATTTTGCTATTATAGATGATAGGTTAGCATATAGCACACCTGAAAAAGCTGAAGAAATGGCAAAAAATATTGGCTGTGAAGGTATCCATGTGCATCAGTATATGGACAAAGAATGGTATATGCCTTGTGAATTTCATAATAAAGAAGATTTACAAAAATACAAATGCCCAAAGGGTTACAAAAAAAACTACCAAACACATAGGTGTGAAAAAATGACTGAAGCAAGTGATGAACAATTATTAGCACTTATTGAAGGCAAAGGTGAAGATGAAAAAGAATTACTTAAAAGTGGGTATGTATTAGTAGATGAAAGAAAAGTAATAGATTCAGAAGAAAATGATTTAGATGAGCAATTACAACTTGCAAGAGTACCAAGAGATACAGCTACAAACAAAAGTGAATATGATGGTAAAACAAATGATGGTGAAGATTATATAGTAAGATACCAATATGCACCCCAAGCTGTAAGTAATAATTCAAGAGAATTTTGTAGGAAAATGGTAAGTGCTGCCAAGATATATAGAAAAGAAGATTTAGATAAAGAAAGTGGTGCAAATAAAGAACTTGCTGCAAAAAATGAAAGCACTTATAACTTATTTTTATGGAAAGGTGGGGCAAACTGCAAACACTATTGGTTAAGAAAAACTTACATGAAAGAAAAAGAAGGTGTAAAGATTGATCCCAATAACCCGAATGCAATACCAATATATAGGGCTGAAAGAAATAAAAAAGGAATAACACCCCCTAATGAACCAAGAGAAGTAGGAATAAAACCTGCTGATTTACCAAACAAAGGATATAAAAACCCAAGATAATGGCAGAAGCACTATTAATAACAAGAAAAGATGTAGTAAAATTTACTTCAGTTTCAGGTAATCTTGATACAGATACTTTTATAATGAGAGTAAAGATTGCACAAGATAAACATATAGAAAATTATTTAGGTACAGATTTACTTGAAAGTATACAGGCAAAAATTGTAGCAGGTACACTTACTGGTGATTACCAAACATTGGTAAATGATTATGTGAAACCCTGCCTTATACATTGGACTATGGTAGAAATGTTACCATTTAGTGCTTATACTATAGCAAACAAAGGTGTATTTAAACACAATAGTGAAAATGCAGAAAATGCTTCTAAAGAAGAAGTAGATTACCTTTTAGAAAAAGAAAGAAATACAGCACAATACTATACAAACAGGTTAATAGATTATTTAAGTTTTAATGCACCAAGTAAGTTCCCTGAATACTACACTTCTACAAATGAAGATGTACACCCTGATAAAGATGCAAGTTTTGAAGGTTGGGTATTATGAAATATAAAGCCAAAGAAAATAACATTAAGAAACTTACAGAATACTTAAACAAAAAAGTATATAACAAAAACCAACAAAATTTATTGTATAAATATGGCAAACACAATAAACTGGGGTAGAATTTATTGCTTTACAGAATTTGGTGATGAAGATAACACCATAGCAGAAAGCATACCAAGTTTTAGTTCACCTGAATGTTTTTTGTTGCCATTAACAGGTAGTTTAATAGAAACTAAAGCATTTACTGTAGATACAACTGTACAAAGAGCAGATTCACTTACATTAACTGCTGACCAAACAGAAATAACACTATAAAAAAAATATAATATGTCGAAAAAACAAGTAGATTTAGGAACTGCAAATCAGGGTGATGGTACACCTATTAGGACTGCATTTGGTTTTCTAAACGATAACCATACTGAATTATATTCTTTATTGGGTGATGGTACAACACTATCAGTTACAGGTGATGTAGCAATAAGTTCAGGTGCAGCAACAATACAAGCAGGTTCAGTAGAAAATTCAATGTTAGCAGATGATGCAGTAGGTGCAGATGAACTTGCAAGTAATGCAGTAGTAACAGCATCTATAGTAGATGACAATGTAACACCTGCAAAAATTAACATTTTAGATGATTCATTAGCAGCCACAGATGCACATATAATGGTAGGAGATGGTACAGATTTTTCTAACGTAGCAGTAAGTGGTGATATAGCAATAACAAATACAGGTGCAACTACTATACAGGCAGGTGCAGTTGAAAACTCAATGATAGCTGACAATGCAGTAGATCATGATGAATTAGCAAATAGATTTGCAAATAGAATAGAATTAAATGGTACAGGTAATTTATCAATAGAATGTGATGATGCAAGTGTATTTTTACTTACAGGTAATGTTGCAACTGCTACCTATACATTCAATGATATGAAACAAAACCAAGTTATAGATTTAATTCTTTCAGGTACATTATCAAGTGCAGCAATTACATTTGCAGGTGGCACAGGATTAGGAACTACAACCTTTAATAAAGTAGGTACTACAAGTTTAAGTACAAGTGCAACAAACCATATTTCTATGATATGTGTAAAAGAAGATAGTGGTAGTTCAATAGTAAATTATACAGTAAACACTTATACAAGTGATGATAACCCAGATGCATCTTAATTATGAAAGCAAGAATAGTAAAAGGTAAAATAATAAAGTACCCAAAGTTACCAAGTAGTTTTGGCAATACAATAATAGGATTTGATAAATTAGATAGTAGTGTACACGAAAGTGCAGGTTTTTATGATATTATAACACCAAGTTATGATAACAAAACACAATACATAAGTAACTTACACACCATAGATGATTATGAAGATGTAGATGGCAAAAAGAGAACTGTATTTATTTATGATGTAAAAACTAAAACATTTAGTCAAACACTTGCAGAATTAAAAAAAGATAAATTGCAAGAATTAAAAGCAAAGGCACACACAAAACTGCAAGGTAGTGATTGGTATGTAACAAGAAAAGCAGAAAAAGGTACTGCAATACCTGATGATATAGAAACAGAAAGAGATAACATAAGAAGTACAGTAGATACAAAAGAAAGCGAGATTAAAGCACTTACAAAAAAAGTAGATGTTTTTAACTACGATACAACTTTATAATTATGCCTACTAACAGAAGAATATTATCACAAGATGCAGCAGTAGCAGCCGTAACAGATTCAGCACAAGGTTTAGTTGCACGTATAGATGCAAACGATGAAGATAGTATAGAAAGTGGTGGTGCAAATACAGGTGCAGCGGGTACTACTATTTTTGATATAGCCAACCACGATTTAAATGTGCCTTTAATAGA